TTAAAGGCTGCTCAGGCGGAATTCTCAAGAATTGACCCAAACAACGTTGCTCAAATGGAAGCGTTTGCTGCAAATTTTCATGCCTCGTATAGGAGATTAATAGAGGCTGAAAGAATGTTGCTTATGTCCCTTCGGGGCGGGAGGAGCGTTTCCGAGGCGGAGCACATAAAGCGCACAAAGATTGACCCACTGATTGTTGAGTTGTTTTACAAGCCCAACCAGGGACACTTTACTCGAGTAGTAAACGTTACAAAATCTGGTTCTGCCTCTGGCGAAAGTGCAGCTTCTGTTGGGATAACCGCAAGTGGTACGGTTATTCTTGGATTGCTTTCTGGAAACCGTAAAGTCTACGCGTCCTCTACCATTGCAGAGCGCGAAGAAGAGCTTGCTAAAATTCTTCCTGGATTTGAAAGCGTTGCTTCGCTTATTACCAGGTCGGCATCGGCAAAAGTTTCTAAGGGGCAAATTCTTACTCCTGATGAAATTGAAAAAAATAAAACAGAAGAAGCAGCTAGAAAATTAACAAGAGACAAAGAGGCGCTTGAAACAATTAGAAAGATTCTTGCTGGAGATAAGGCTGCATTTAGCGATCCGGCAGAGATGCTCAAGCTGGTCTCTTATGTCTCAAGCGCAAGGGGTGGAAACCTTAACGCAACAAGCTTTATTCAGTCGCTTTTTCAAAAGGCATCAGCAGCATCGGGCCTGAATGCTCCAACGAAGGATTTAAATAAACTTGCCAAGCTATTTAAGTTGGGGCCGGATGGCGAGATTAAAGGACCCAGCGCAAGGACGCTCCTTGGTGCCGGCCCTGCTATTGCGCAGCTTGCAGACAATCTTAGAAAGGCAATTGATCCGAAAGCTGGCGACACAGCAGATATTGGCAAGGCCCTTGGCGAGACGATTAAAGCATCTTTCCTCGAGGGCGGAGAGCTATTTAAAAGGGTTGCAACCAAGAAGCTTGAAAAAGACCTTACAACAGCCGCTACGGAGACAGGCGCAAAGCTAGAAAAAGCACGCATCGCAAGGGAAAAGCGAGAAGCAGCCGGCGAAGCCGGCCCGAAAGTTAAGACAACTCGCGCAAAGCTTGGTGAGCTGACAAAAGATCCGACTACCGGAGAATTTGTAGACGCAAAAGGACTGCCCCTTGGGTTTAAAGGTAAGGGATTTGCAAGCCCCACCCAAGGCATGCCGAAACAGGGCGAAGGCGCGCTTGGCAAATACCTAGTCAGTCAAGGACTTATTGCAAAGCCAGAAGACCTTGTTATGAAGCCCGGCGAGGGCCGTGGCTCTAAGCCGATTATTGACCTTGAGAAGACCAAGTTTGTAAGCGAAGCCGCTAAGAGCGTTGCCGGAATCGTTCAGGACGTTCGCGCAAAGGCAATGAAGATTGACCCAGCCACTGGGGCGAAGGTTACGAGTCAAGTTGCGGACTCTCTTGCTGGGCTTCTCAAGGGTCCGTCAAAGGGTGGGGTTGGATCTAGCGGCCCAATAGGAAAAGCACTTGCATCCGCCATTGACGAAGTAATGGCAGACCCAACCGTTAAGCGCACGTTCACAAGGGGCGGAGTCAAGATGGAGCAGACGGCTCCTGAATTTGTAAAAGAGCGACAGGATATCGCTGCTGAAAAGGGGAAAAAGCTTACCCCCGCGGCGCTAAGAAAGCGCTTTCTTAAGGACTTCAAGGGGACGGCGGCAACTGCCGTGGCTGCTCGCCTTGGTGTTGATGTGGCCCCTGGCGTCGATCCTGGGAAGGCAATTGCTGAGAACCTTGCCGCAGGAAAGGCATCAAAGGCACAGGCCGCGCAAGAGAGGGATCAGGCTAAAGAGGTTGCCAAAAGAATAAGGGCTCTTAGGAGAGAGGTTCGTTTCCGCCAAAAGGCTCTTGCGGACCAAACTAAAGTCGGCGGCGAGCTTGAAAAGGGTCAGCCAGGCGTAGCCACAACCGCTGGAATTCGGTCCAAGCTTGCAGAGCAACGTGTCCGCTCAATGCCGCTTCACGAGAGAAGAGCGGCCTACGCGCAAATGGGACTTGGCGGCGCTCCGGCTCGGGCGGCTGGTGGTGCGCCACAGGGACAGGCTTTCACGGGGCAGGCTTTCACTGGGCAGGGCATGCAGTTTGTTCCGGGCGCGACTATTGCCATCCCGCAGGTGGACATTGGCCCACTTAAGGAACTTGCTTCACAGATGTCCGAAGTCGGGAAGATGCTTGCACTTATTCCGAAGGCAACTATTCCAAAGGGGATGTCCGCTTCCCTAAGGGAAATCGCCAGCTTGATGCAGGTGCTTGCAACAGTCAAGGCGCCACCAAAGGGCGCAAACGTCTCTGCGTTCAAGAAGCTGATTCAGGACCTTAACAGTCTTGTTGCTTTGTTTGGCGGTAAGGCACCAAACACAAAGAACGTTGGAAACATTATTGCCGCCCTAAGATCCGTCAATAAGATCCTAGACGCGCTTTCAGCCATCAACACAAAGACTCCTGCCAAGACCCTTCTTGCCAACATGCAAGAATTCAAGAAGTCGCTTTCGTTTATTCCAAAGATGTTCAGCACGCTTGGGACCATGGACTTTGCCGCCATCAGCAATATTGGCGCAACGATTGCCTCCACTAAGTTCCCAAGCCAGCAGCGACTAGCGGGTATTAACGAAGCCCTGCTAATGATCAAGCAGATCCTGGAGACCGCCAATGGCATGAAGGGCGGAAGGATTCCAAGCATTACTGGCAGCGGCGCTGGCGGCAGAAGGCTCTACGACACCCCTGCGGGCAATCGGATTCGCGCGCGGCAGGATGCGCTTGCGAAAAGGATTCAAGGGCCTGGATTTGAACGCGATAGAGGGAGTAGGTTTGGGGCGAGTTCACGGGCTGTCGTTCGCGCAATGCCACTCCAGCAAAGGCTGAATTACTACGATCAGATACGCGAAGAGGCTGCGGCGGGCGGTGGACGGCGACCACCACGCGAGCGACCTGTCAGAACGGGTGGCGGCGGTGGTGGCAATAGATTTGGTGGTGGCGGAAGAGACAGGGGCTATAGTGCTCCGGCCGGTCAGTTTGGCGTTCCGCGACAAATTGGTGGTCCGATGGGCCCACAGATCTCGACTGGAGGCGTTCAGCAGTTTGCAAATGATTCAATGGGAATCCTTGGGAACCTTGCGCAACAAATCAGGTTCGGATTCACTCAGGAAATAACACGGGAAATTGCGCAGTCCTTTGGTCGCATTCTTGCTCACCTCAAGGACGGTATTATCAAGTTCAACTCTACCCTTGAGACGGCAACAGTTGCTTTCCAGACGCTCTTCGAGAATGAGCAAAAAGCTCAAGGTATGGAAGTTAACTTTGAAAAGGCGAAGGTTGAAGCTGAGGGCCTTGTTGAGGCGATTAAGAAATTTGCCAACGTAACGCCGTTTAGATTCCCACAGCTTGCAGAGTCTGCAAGAAGAATGCGTGCGTTCGGATTTGAGACCGCCGAAATCATGCCAAACATGCAGGCAATCGGAGACGCGGTAGCAGCGCTCGGCGGCGAAGACGACAAGATCTTTAGAATTACCTACGCACTTGGTCAAATGCGCCAAGCTGGTCGCGTCTATCAAAACGACATGATGCAGCTGGCAAACGCGGGTATTGCTGGTTACGACATTCTATCTAAGGCCCTTCTCCAAGACTTTGTGAAAATGGGCGACCTAAGCATTATTCATAACGGAAAAGTGATTGATGATTCAACAATCCAAACGGAAAAGGGCTACAACGAACTTGTTACCGCCATAAATGCCGCAACCCAAGACGCAACAAGAGACCAGGTTACAATCGCAAAATCTTCAAGCAGCGAAATTGCTGCAATATTTAAAAGGGTAGCAGAAGATCCAATTGAGGCAATCCGAGACCTGACGCAAAGTGGGCAGATTGCTGGTGGTGCGGCATCAAGCGCGATCATTGAGGGTCTTGGACAAGAATACGGCGGAGGCATGAAAAAGCTCTCAAAGACGTTTGAGGGAGCATTCTCCACGCTTGCAGACGTTACGCAGGCATTTGTTTCGGACATTACAAGACCGATATTCAACTCTATTAGAGATGAAATGATTGACCTTGGAACCTTCCTTCAATCTATGTTTGTTGGAAGAATAGTTAAAAATGTTGCTACTGGTTTTGAGAAGATTGTAGGTCCAGTACAGGAAGTTATTGGCTCAATATACCAGGCCATCACTGCTGTCCTTACTGGAATCATTCAGCTGTTCGGTGAGTTTAGCGGCGCGTTTAACCTGATGGACAACGGGGTCATTAGATTTGTCAATGGAATTGCAGAGATAAGAAGAACTTTTGAAAAGACAACAGGGGCAGGACAAGATTTCATTGCAAGGATTGGCAGCGGTCTTAAGGTTGTTGCGGACCTATTGCAATTCCCACTTGCAAAAGGCCTAGCCGCAGCGGCAATTGGGTTTAAGGTCCTATCTGTTGCATGGAATATGAATCCTTTGCTTCTTGGCCTAACCGCCATAACAATATCACTATCTTATCTTAAGGATATCCTCTCAAGCGATGAGGGTTCTGGATTTGCGAAGGGGATATCTGGAATTGCTGCATCTCTAACGGATCTTGCAAGAAGCTTTAAGCAGAAAATTATGCCACTTCTTTCAAAAATTATGGAAGGAATTGGCTCGCAGTTCTTTGTGTCGCTACTTGCCACGTTTGGCCTAATGATTCCAATTCTCCAAAAACTCCTCGCTCTTGTTAACACCCTCTTAGAATTGATTAATTCTCTGCCGTTTGTACCAGACGTGCTCGGGCTTGTCGCTGGATTCCTGCTTATGAAGAAAATGCTTGGCCCGCTTGGGCAAATGATGCTAGGAAAGCCGGCCTCCGTTGACGCTAGGGGAAATCCAATTGCAGCAACAAAGGGACTCATTGGGACACTAGAATCCGGAATTAACAAGATTACGGCAAAACTGCTCCCATACTCAACGCTTGTTGAGAGGGCCCCGTCAATTGTTACGCAGAGGGGAATGCCTCAGGTCCCAGTTGGCACTCTTGGAAGGCCGGGTGCCCCAACTGGCTTTGGTGCAGTTGCGGGAAATCTACAAAAAGTAGTTGTTCCAGCAGCAGAAAAGAAGATGCTTTCAAGCCAGATGCTGAAGCAACTCCTTGCAAGTAAGGCTATTAGCTTTGATCAATATAAATTGGCCATGGAAGCCCGCAGGGCCGCAATGGAGGCAGCTGCAAATTCCGGCACCGGACCTGGCGGCATTAGTGGGCTAAGGAGACTTGCGCAAACTGGTGGTGGCAGATCCGCTGCGCTTAAGGCGCTCGGTGGAGGATTTACGGAATCTCCGCTTGGAGCCATAATGAAGTCAGAGGGACTTCGCGATGCATTTAATCGCCTTCTTCTGGTGCTTAGAAACCTAAAAGCCCTTACGTTTGGGGTAAGCAAGATAAAGGCCTCATCAGATGCAATAAAATCGCTCTTTAAGGCAATTGCGACTGGGGCAAGGGCTATTCCAAAGTCCGCAGTAAGCGCAATCAGCAAGCTGATGAAGTCGCTTGTTCTTGCCTCTGCACTAAAGGTTAACTCTACTATCTTTAGCATTGTTCCAAAAGTATTTGTTCCATTTATGGAGCAGATTAAGGCAACCGGACCAAGGGGAACCGGCGGGGATATCGTTGGAAGCGTAAGAAGGGCTGCTGCTGCCGGAATGAACAGGGCGGGAAGGCTTTCGCTTACTGGTGCGCAGGTTCCATTTGCAATGCCAAGACAAGGAGTCACTGGCGGGCCTATTGGGTATCTTGTTCGGGCAATCCGCGGACTTCGTCCAAACAGGCTTCCGTTTGAGGCGCCAGGACAAACAACAGCCGCCGCCGCACAGAGAACGGGCTCAATTAATCGCATAATACAAGCGGTTTTGCAAAGAACAACAACGCAAGTGCCAGTTGGAACCCTTGGGGCTCCAGGTAGGCCTTCTGGATTTGGGGCGATAATTGGAAGGCTTGAAAGAGTCCTTCTTAATGTTACGCAGGGAAGTGTGGCGCAGGCCCCCGGTCGCATAAGGCCACAAGTTCTTGGCGGATCTCCTTCAATGTATGGGGTCTCAATATTTAAGGTAATCCAGGAGAGGATTAAATACCTGACCGGTAAGGTTGCCGATACGGCTGGTCTTTACGCTGCAAGAATAACAACCGCGTTTGAAAAGTCATTCATGGCATTCCACAGAATGATGATCCGTCTCGCGGGCGCCCCGGCAAGAATCTTTACCATGCAGAACTTTGACAAGATTATTACGAGATACGCAGAGGGGATGGTAAGAGCCTTTACGCCAAAGACTGCCCCTATAGCTGGGTTCCTTGCTGGCGGCACCAAAAAGGCTCCTACAGAGCTGTTTGCCGGCCTAAAGGATGCTATTGCTAGAAGGGTAATACCAAACACGCTTGTTGGTGCTCCTGGGCCAACCTTTACGGACAAGATATTCGCTGGAGCAGACAAGCTTGCAAAGGTCTCAGAGCGTTTTGCGGAGATGATGGTCAGAGGATTTGCTCCAAGGACCGTCCCAATAGAAAAGTTCCTTGCCGGGGGGACGGCACGCGCCCCTAAGGAGCTGTTTGCTGGGCTAAAGGACGCTATTGCAAGAATCGTAATACCGGATAAATTTACACAGCCAATAAGCATCTTCGACCGGGCAGTGGCGTTCTTTAGGGGCGCAATTACA